AAACATATCTTCTGTCATATGAGAAGATTGCATAATTGCATGTTGAGTGTTTGCAGCTTTTTCATGTTCTTGAATTTGTCCTCTTCGTTGAGGATTAAGACCAATAAGACTGTATAATTCTTGTTTTGTGTATTCAAGAAGGCTGATGTATTGTTCAGCCGTCTTCATTGTAAGATCAAGAACTTGCTGCTGGTGAGGATTTGGTTGAATACCTTCTTTTTGAAAATCTTGCCATGCAATCCCTGTAGCATCAATGTAGTACATAAACTTATCCATATCCCAACCCTCAGGGATCATGTTAATATCAAGTTGAGCAATCATGTCTTTACTTTTTGCAATTGCATTTTCAAGACGAAACTTAAAGATATTATACATGAGTTGGTATGGATAGCCAAGAATCATAATTGAAACATTTGGTGCATTTCGATCACTATATTTTCTTCCATTAATAGGAAGCTTACACTTACTTGGATTATCCATATCCCTACGTTGAATAGGATGTGGACCAATATCTACATAAATATCTTCATCAATTCTTGTTCCTTGCCATACTTCATTCACCCAATGCCATTCAACATCAAGATCATTTTCATTGGGTTCATAATCCTCTTCTACTTGCTTTGTTTGAACCTGTCCAAACTGATCTACATAATCAACAAAACCAATCTTTTTTCGACTCTTCCAATAAACTTGGACAAGTTCAATAAGACGTGTTTTATCATGATCCTCATCACTTTCATCAAAATCTTGATAAATTAGATAATCTCCACTTCGATCCAGTTTTGGATCTTCAATTTGATCAATTTCTTCAGGAGTTAAAACATCATAATATTCATCAACAATTTCACTTGGTTGAGCATATTTACGAACAATTGCCCAATCTCCATCTTCAATAAATTCAATCTCAGGAGATTTATCATAATCAACATGTAGAGGATTTAGAATCTCATAAATAAGTTCATCACTTACAACATCTCTACGACTAGTAACTTTACCTGCAATTAACCAATCAAACCAACCACGAATAAACTTACGACTAACTTCTAATTCTTGCTCAATAATATTCAGAGCCTTTTGCCCCTGAATAGCACGATGATCACGATAATCACGTTCAAATGCCTGTTCAACTTCTTTTGGTGGTTTGGCTTCTTCTTGTTGTTGACCTTCTATAGCACCAAGCTTTTGTAGCTCTTCAATAAATACTTGTTGAATTGCCTGTTCAAGCCTCTTTTTCTTTTCCTCACTTTTCTTTGTGGTTACATCATCATTCTCAACAACAACGGAATAATTAAGAGGCCGCTTTCTTTTTTCACCAATAAGAAGATCGATGATTGGCTTTAGAATTGGATAGTTGTGAAGCTTTGCAGGAAAGTTTTGTCTCTTTTTTCCATACGGCTTCAGTACATGGCTATAGTCTGCATCATCAATTACACCATTGTATAGATCATATGCCTTTTCAACTAGGCTATGATCACTATCAGGAATAGAAGAAAAATAGCTGATATCGTAAAAAGCATCAACGTTTTTCTTCTTCCATTCATCATCTTTCTTCCTCTTAGGTAATCTCTGTCTTGGGATATCGGCCGACGCATTACGTAGTAGACTCATTTATTGAAATAGATTTCTGTTGAAAAATTCCTCATGTTTTTTGTGTTGATCCTTTTTAGCAACAATACGATCTTTATCTAACTGTCGCATATAGAACATACCAATCATTAAAGCACTTACACGGTCAAAGTTACCGTCTTTATTATATTTTGCAAGTTCTTGGAGAAGTGCAGGATCAACAATAGTGTTAAGAATCATTTTAGAAGAACCATCTTCATATTTTGCATATTCATCAATTAGCCAATCTCGAATATACACCTCTCCTTGATTCTTCGTTGAACGACTATTCATGGACATGCCATATGCACGAGTTGTATTTTTTCGCCCTCTTTGTTTATTATCCTGAATGTCAGGTTTTTCATATAGATATTGTAAAAGACGATGGTTTTTAGCATATTCCATAACGTTGCCGCGATCATTTTCAAATGCAATCTTTGCATTGTAGTATTTTGCAAGTTTAAACAGATTACGGTTATAATCATCCTGCCGTGCAGGACGACCTACATAACTAGCTACAATACAGTTTGCATATGATAGATCAAAGTTGTTCATTCGTTTAATTACATACGCTGCCCCCAAAGAAGATCCATCAGGACTCCCATCATGAGCATAAGGGTCATGGCAGATCATATAAAGATTATTTGGAACCTTGTTGTTTTTATCTCGATATGGTGTTTCTTTTACAACAACGGCTCCTGAACGATCACTATTTTTTGGAGTTGGGTATTTAAATATAGGCTTCTCTTCAGGATGTGGATGAAAGCTTACACTTCCATCATCTTGTTCAAGAAGTTTTCCTGCTGTTAGAATCTTCTGACGATTCTTAGAAATGACTTTTGCAAGTTGACTGTTTAGTTCCCCTGTTGGGAAAATGTTTTTATCAACCTGTAGGGTGGCTTCACGAGGGTTAAACGGAAACTCTGCAATGTATTGACTATGCGCTCTTGGATCATCGGCTTCTTGTTTCTTTTCTCGTTGTTTTTCAAGATATTGCTTTGCAGATTCTTTATTAGAGTTTCCATGTTTATCAATATGTCCATCAAGATTTGTATATGCAGGAACAAAAAATGAGCAGACATTATCTTCTGCTCCATCATCCCACTGGTTTTTAATTGGAAGTACATTATAACTTGTTGGATTATAAAAGATCTCTTCTAGACCTTCATAATCAGCATCTTCTGTACCACCTGTACCATAGGCAATCATTGTTCCTGTAACATATTGACCCTGCTCATAGGATGGACGACAAACCTCCCATGCTTTAAGTAGGCCGGGAAACTTACCTGCTTCTTCAAAAAACCCAAGTTCTCCACCTTTACCACGAGCTTTTTCAGGGTTATCCTTTAGTGATACTCCAATAATTTGATTTTTTCTTCCTTTCTCTACTTCAATACCATTTACCTTTTCTTTATAGCCTGCAATCTTTTTCATCTTTGTATTTGCAAGCTGTTTAGGTTGTCCAAAAGGAGTATTGTTTTCCATAAAGGACAGATTATCCCATGTCTTACTCAAGAGTCCATCATTCAGCAAGAATTCTTTTTCACTTGCCATTGCATAGTTTTTACTGTTTCTTTTCATACAAAAATTGCGAGTAAGCATGGATGCAGCTTTATAAGAATACCCTTTCCGGCGACCTTTAATGACTGCAAGATGATTTCCACCATCTGTATCATCAATATCTACATCAAGTTGAAGGTTTTCATATTTTGTATCACTAACACCATAGCGAGCAATATCCACAGACCAAAAATAATCATAGTCCCAATCATAAAATCTAGGAGGTCCCATTTTCTTTTCATGACCCCCTAGTTCATTTTTAATCGCTCGATCTATTTGTGTAAAGTTAAGGTAAAAGTAATGGTATCCTGTAATAGATAAATTACCTACAGAATACCCATTTAAACAACGATCTTGTTGTTCCTCCCAATAATCGTAATAGTCTTTGGTTCCTCTTGGGGCTTTTGTGTAGTAACCCTTATTGAAGAACCGCAGACCATCACGTTGGAGTTCTTTTGTATTTGAAAACCTATTATCCATGTACTGCTACTTATTAAACTTATTTAATGGAACACCGCCTCGTACATCTCCAGAGGCGCTTTCCTGTTTATCTACACGTTCACGTAGATCTTCAAGAGTATCAACAACACCACCTAACTTTTCAAAGTTACGAATAAGATCCTTTGTTGACCAGAGAGGCTTTCCTTTATCATCTCTCTCTTTTGGATCATATTCATCAAAATAGTCAATAAGTTTATAAATTGTATCCGTTGCCTTTTCAAGCATCTTTTGTTCAGGTGTTGTTGTCATTTTTTGGTACTTTTCTTCTGCTGCCTGAACAACATCATTGGCTTCCCAATCAGGATCTCCAAATAAATCTTTTTTTACTTGTTCAGCTCTCATGTCTGAACCATAGTTTGCATAACTAGAATCTACGTTATACATATGAAATAGATATGCAAAAATACGTTCAGGCTTATCTTCATGTTCAATTACATCTTCAAACTCCTTAATTTTTGATGCAGCAGGGTGGATTTCACCAACAACAGTATTTCCATCCTGAACCTTTAATAGTTTCATGATACACCTTCAACATTCTGAATATCACGAATACAACCTAAAATCATCCCACAATAATTTCTTGCAGTAGCCAGACAAATCTTTGCCTCTGCAAGATACGTATTAAGTTCCTGTGTTTCTATGGAATGATCATTATACTGCTTACGCACTTCTGTAAGCCACTTAATACGTTGTTTCAATAACAGACGAATATAGTCAAGTGTTTCAATTTTTGTTCCAGAGAAATCTAGATCATAAGTGTCTTTATTTGTAACACTTTCGGGTATATAATTTGATTCTCCATTACGTCTTTTTTCTGCTGCCTTTTCATATGGATCTGGCTCATCATTAATAAATTTGAGCATATTACCAAGGTGCATACGTGCTTCTAAAAGATTATACTTTACCCTCTGTGCATAATTAATCCAATCAAGTACCGCACCTTGCTCTCCATTACTATAAATACCACCTTTTACATCCAATGCACCATTTTTAATTGCTTTAATAAGGCTGTGTAAAAGGTCTCGATCTTCTTTAATTGTCTGAATTACTGTCATTGTTTGATTTTTGTAGGTGTTTCCACCGCTCTTCTTTTACGTAAAACTTACCAAAATATGGAAGACGAATTGAGGGAAAATCTCCTGTTTCTCGATCTCCACTAGCCATAAGTTCTGCTGTACGTGAAAATTGATGCTTTACAGCCTCTCGAACCTTATCTCTAGCTATATCCTGCTCATCTTCAATTCGTCTATAAATCTTTTCTCTTCGTACTTTTCCCTTTTTACTCATTATTGTTTTGTGGTGAACTTAAATGAATAAGCACCTTGTCATCACTTGTTGGAATAAGAATACGATGAATTTCATACCCATCATTTGTTTGCTTAATTGCACCTTTCTTTTTAAGGCGCATAATGTATGTATTTAGTGTACTAAAATCATCGCGTCCTAGAGACTCTGCTACCTGTTTCTTACTTTCCGTACTAAACGGATTAATATCTACGTCTGAATTGTCAATTGTTAGTTTTGCACGTAGAAATTCAGTAAGAATACGAATCTCAGAGTCTGTAAGACCAAAGATTCCATTCCATAGTTCAATATAATCCGATAATTCTTTAATCGGCACTCTGATTTGCTTCATGTTCCCAATTAATATCTATTTTTATTTTGTCATCTTTTAGTCTTAGAGTACATGATTCCTCATGTTCATTAAAACTCTCTTTTACTTCTTGAAACTCCTTACTATTCTTATACCAGTATGTTAAAAATAGTTCAAGATTTTGTAATACCTTTTGGTATAACTCAATTTTATCTGTATTTTCTGCAATCTCCCCATTAAGTTCTTTTACAACTTCAACAGGAAGAATGCAAGAAAGCTTATCTGTATTAACTTGCTTCATTAATCTTTTTTATAATTTGTTCTTGTGGTTCGTCAACATACATTGCCGACCCTACCGGACGTTGAATAAGTGTACCTTCATCATAAGGAATCATTGCAAAAATATGATCAATATTTACATATCCGGTTTCAAGTGCGGTGTTTGATTCGTTTCCTTGTTCATCAACAAGATCTAATTCTTCAAGTACTTGCTGATATTCTTCATCGTCTCTATCTTGAGATCGCTTATCTGGATCTTTTTCTTGATATGCAAGAAATGTTACTTCAATAAAGTTAGCCATGTTCAGGTCTTGTATCTAATTCTGGATTATCTCTTTTTACAAGTGCTAAAAGCATAAGAATATTACATCCTGCATGAGCAAGGTGACTTTTTCCACTATCGGGATCAATATCTTCTCCTCTCCACCATGCCCACATATGTCTCATTAAACTACCAAAAAGACGGTGAAATTCAAGTCCTTCTTCCCAATTTCGATCATCATATTTTTGTGCTCCGTGGGTAAATACCTCTGCAACATCCCATAAAGCATCATAAGGAAGAAGATCTACTCTATTCTTTTGTCCATCTGCTTTTACCCCACCCCCTTTTTCTCCTTGTTGAGCTTCTTTATGCATAGGCTGTTTTGTTTACTTTGTTTACAGGATCTACCCAATCGTTAAATATTTGATGTGGATCTACATGTACAATATCATCCACAGTATTTCCAATCTTTTTCCAATACTCTCTTTCTGCACTCACTCCTGTAGAGTTCTCCCACCCATACATTTGAAATACATGTAATACGTCCATTACATCAAGAAATCGTTCATCTTGCTGCTTCCAGAATTCCCAATTTGTAGGAACATCCTCTTGTACAGCAATGGGATGAGAGTGTGAGATTGGACTAAAGGGCACATATCCCTGTTTCATGAGATATGCACTATATCTATTTAATGCTCTAAACCGCTCTCTCATAACGTTAAAGTTGTCATGAGAATAGGGTCCAGCAACATATACAAGCTCTTTTTTATTCATTACTATATTCTTGTCGCTGTGTCTATTTATAGTGTGCTCTTTGAATGTAATCTCATAACAGATGTTTCAACAAATGTGTATAAAATAAAATAACCCCCACCTGATTTTTACAGATGAGGGTTGGTTCTACGATATTTTAATTTTACAGATGTTGTATGTTTAAATGAATATCTTCGGGGGCATATGGTTGTTGATATCCTTTTGCATGAGGCCATGTGTACGTGTGAATGCACGATTTACCATTTCTAAATTCGGTATCCCGTGTGTGATTAACTCTATATGTAGCCCCCGTGGGGGTAACTTTTAGATATAATAGAAATTCACTATTTTCTTGAACTGTTTTTATTTTTCTGCTATAGCTTTTCCCTGTAGTTGCCGGACCATTGCCTTTTCTATATCCATATGAGCGTATATCTACACCCTCTTTTGTCTTTATTGCTACAAAACGATCAGAAGTATAATGTGTAAATTTCCATAACGTTTGTAGATATACATCACATAGACCTACAAGTTTAATAGATGTACCTACTGGACAACTACCAAAATCTACTGAACACACCCATCTGTGTTCATTTTTTGTACTCAGTGGTGGAATGTTATACTGAATACGATTTATTGTTGGCTCTCCCCATTGTTTACCTTTGGGTATAACTATATTCATTGTTTATTAGCAAATACAATAATATAACAAATAAGACCTACAACAAAAAGAAGTGAGAGTAAAAATGTATCCATAGTATTCCCTTGCCCTCCTTGCCCGTTTTCATACTCTATCTAGTACCTTAACTACCATTTCCGAGTCATAGATTCTGGTTTCCTTCAACGAAGAAAACAAAATATTGTTCAGAAAAAGTTATCCACAAGTTATCAACAAGTTATCCACAATTCATAAATACGGCATGATCTTTTAATAAGAGATGACTTTATTAAAGAATTGGGTGTATAATTTTAAATAGTGGGGCTTCGTAGGTTA